TTCAGTCCCTTCAGCGCCGCCGGGGTGACCGACAGCAGGTAGACCGGGCCACTGGCATCGTCAGCAGCGACCACAGCCAGCCGCTTGGTATCCGAGCATGCCTTGATCTGCTGCCCGGTGGGGGTCACCTTGGAACCCCATGCGTTCTGCGGGCAGGATGCGCACAGGTCGTTCTGCGGGGCGGTGGACTCCGGGTCGGGGCTAACGCCGTCGAGCGAGAAGCAGTCCGGGCCAGCCGGTTCAGCGTCCTTGTCCCACTGCTTGGCATACCACGTCTTGGACAGACGCGGGTTGGCACCGACGATCACCACGTCCAGCGAGGTGGACTCCAGCACAGTCTCGGTGTCGCCCTCGACGATGCGGAACCGAGCGCCCTTGATGCTGATGCGGGGGAAGGACTGGCCGGACGACAGGCCACCGGTGAGGGACGCAGCCAGTGCGGACGGAACGCCGACACGGCCAGCGAGGTGAGCGGGGACTTGCATGTTGGCGGGGATGATGTTGCTCATTGTGTTGCTCCTTGATTAGTACGTGGGGGTGTTGAGAGAGATGTTGCCCAAGGCTGTGCCCTTGATGGCGCTCTGTGCTTTGCTGATGAGGTCCAGCTTGCCCTGCACACCCAGCTTGTCCTTCGCTGCAGCAGTGACGATGTAGTCGGCAATCGCCTGATGGTCAGCGCAGTAGGTGAACCCACCGTGCCCTACCCCGGCCATCGCAGCTTCGCGGTTGTGGACCCGCACCACGTAGCCGTTCTCGATCTTGAACGCCACGATGGCAGCACCTGCATCTGCGAGCATGTCGCCCAGTCTCGGACGGTGCTGCTCGACGGGCTGGGCCAACTGCTCGTTGATGATGTTCCTGATCCATCGCTTGATGAATCCCATGGTCACTCCTCTGCCTTGGCACCGGGTTTGCGAATGTTCACCTCCAGCTTGGTGCCGTAGTTCACACCGGGGGGAACGGCCTTGGTCTGCTCGATGTAGCCACGCACTGCGATCTTGCTGATGCGCTTCTCCAGCATGTCGTAGGCTTCGTTGCTGCGGATGAAGTCCAGCACCGCATCCCAGTCAGCCACGTTGGCGTAGTCGGTCGTGGTCAGGAACGCCGTGCCGTAGTCGGACTTGAAGCTGGTCAGTCCCTGCGCATCCATCTGCGTCTTGAGGAACGCTTCGAGCTTCTCCATCTTCGCCTTCAGCCCGGACACTCGGTCCTTCGCCTCGTTCTCGATGGCTGCCTTCTGGTCACGCAGCTTCATGTAGGTGCGGATCACGTCGCCCACGTTGGGCACGCCGATTGCCGTGCGGGCGTCTGACACCACTTCTTCTTCGGTCATGTGTCACCTCTTGGTTTGTTGTTGGATCATCTCCAGCAGCAGCCCCTGCAACTTCTGCTTGTTGCGGAGACGTTCGTACATCCGGTGTTCGAGTTCAGTACCCTCGATGTGGATGACGTTCGACACCCGCTTCTTGCCGATGCGCTCGATCCGGCCATTGGCCTGCACGTACACCTCGTTACTGTTGATCGGACCGTACCAGATGATGGTCGATGCGGTCGTCAGCGTCAGTCCGTGAGCCATGGTGCCGGGGTGAGCGATCAGCACGTGCGGATCTTTTTCGTGCTGGAAGCCTTGGAAGATGATGTTGCGTTGGTTGGCTGATACCTCGCCGTTGACCACGCCTACACTCCAGTGCTTGCTCAGTTCCTTCTCCAACATGTGCAGCGTGCCGGTGAGCGGCACGAACACGATCACCTTCTCGCCTGCTTCTTCGATCACCTCCTTCACTAGGTTGATACGTGGGGTGCAGTCCAGTTCGATGTTCTGCCCGTCGTCGCCGTAGGCCACGCCGCATGCAATCTGGACCAGCTTCTGGATCTTCACCGCCTCGTTGACTGCGGTGATGGTGCCGCCTATCACCCGCTCCTTTGCCATCTCAGTGACGAAGTGGCGCAGCATCTGGGTGTAGTGCTTCTTCTGTTCGGCGGTGAGTTCCACCTGCCGGGTCTGGATGATCGTCTCGGGTAGGTCGAAGCACTCGTCCCGTGTGTATCGCACAGCAGGTTGCAGGATGTGCTTCACGATCTCCATGGACTCGGGGCGTGGTATGAACTTCCACTGCCCGATCTTCATCATTACCTGTTCACGGAACGCGGTGAACGTCTTGGTCAGGAAGGGCGAGCCCACCAGCCGGGCCAGTGCCCATGCGTCGGTCGGATCGTTCGGTGTAGGTGTGCCGGTCATCAGCCACAGCCGCACGTTGGGGTTGTGGTCGATCCACTTGCGGAAGATCTTGAACCGCTGGGTCGATGGGTTGCGCAGTACCGCCGCCTCGTCCACGATCACAAGGTCGAACATGTCGTGGCAGTGATCAGCGATGATCGGGAAGCCGTCGTGGTTGATGATGTAGAAGTCCACGTCGGTCTTGAGCAGCTTCATGCGGCGCTCGGCTGTGCCGTGTAGCACCACGAACTTGCGGTGCACCAGCCCGGTGAAGATGCCGTCGCCCCATACCCGCTCCAGCGTGGACAGCGGGGACAGGATCAGTACCTTCCGCACCTTGCGGGTCTTGATCAGGTAGTCGGCTGCCCACAGTGCGGATTGGGTCTTGCCGGTGCCGATCTCGTTCAGCACCAATCCACGATGTTGTAGCGTGAGGAACGCTGCCGTTTGCTTCTGGTGGTCGAACGGTGTGTACTGCCCCGGCCAGTCGTAGTAGTGGAGGATCGGGCTGGGTGCCCGGATCCCCATGTTGTTGAGTACCTTCACCTCGTCCAGCCGGTGTGGAGTGACCACGATCTGGTGGCCCTGCACCTGCATGGGCTTGGCCGTAGGGATCGAGTCCAGCACCCGGTTCGGGTTGTTCAGCTTGAGGGCCAGCGCCTTGACCTTCTCAACTACCAACATGTTTTCACCCGTGTGTCGTCGCTTGTTATCAAAAACTTCTTATGAACTGCCTGACGATCTCGGTGGACACATCGTCGTAGACGAGGAACCATGCCCCGCCTGCCTCTTGGATGTGCGCTGCGCACTGCATCTGTAAGGCTGTGGGCTTCTTGGTCGCGTCCGCCTTACACTCGATGCCGATGAATCGCCCCTTCACCACCCCGATCACGTCAGGTATCCCCGCCCGGCCCATACCGTTGGCTGCCGGGAAGAAGTACCAGACGCCCTCCTGCTTCAGCATCTGGACCAGCTTCCGCTTGACCTTCCCCTCCGGTGTTGTGGCACTCATGATAGCCTCCTATACACCTGTGTCAAGTGTTTCTTTACATCAGATCCGGGCGAAGTCACAGTCGTGACGGCACGGGCAGTAGCGGCACAGCCCGGAAGGACGGGCGGGCCAGTTGCCATGTTCGTAGGCGTCGTGGATGCGCTGGATGCGGCGCATGATCTCGCCCCACACCTCGTTCATATCGAGCCGTGTGTACTGGTGGGTGTCCATCTCCATGGTCTTGAGCCACACCAGACTGGTCTTGACCCGCTGCACCTCGGGGTAGTGCTTGAATACCTGTGCTGCGAACAACTGCATCTGGAACTGGTCGGCCTTGCGCTTGCCAGTCTTCCAGTCCATCACCACAGCATCCGGTCCGATGATGACAAGCACGTCCAGTTTACTGCGCAGCCACGCATCTGGTGCCCACCAAGTTGTTGGTGTAAGGTTCTCGGTGAGGGTGGCTTCCTTCTCGATGTGCAGTTCGCCCTGACTGGCCAGCTTCTCGACCGACTTGCACAACGGCTCGTACTGCGCCGCCTCCGGGTCCAACCCCGACCCCTTCAGTCGGGCTTCAAGGAACGCATGGATACGTTCCCCGTAGATGGACGCCTCACCGCCCTCGTCCTTGATCTCCTTCTTGATCCGTTGTCGGTAGTAGTTCAGCGGACAGTTCTCGAACATCTTGATCGAGGAGTACGAATGACTCAGGCGCATAGGGATATGCCCACGGGGTGGCCCGTGGGAAGCAGTCGTTGGAAGTGTCAGTGTACTGCACCCGCTCAGGTGTCGCCATAGTTCACAGCCGCACCGGACTCACATGCAACCGGCAGGCCGGGTGCCCACTTCGGCGGTGTAGACATGACCTCGACCAGCCTCGCCTCGGCTGACGTGGCAGCCTCCTGTGGTGCGGAGATGATGATCTCGTCGTGGACTTGGAACGCCACCTTGTAGACCTGTCCGATGGTGGCCATCTGTTCGCGGATGACCAAGGCAGCCAGTGCCTGAACAAGGTTCTCCGTCACCTTGCCACCGTAGATCTTGGTCCATGCGATGGTGTCGTCGGTGCCCAGCACACGCGCCTTGGCTGCCTTCTGGTAGGTGCGCGGGTCGGCGATGTACTCGAACCCGTTGTTGGTGGCACGCAGCGCCGGGTAGTGGATCTTCAACTTGTTGGGCATTGTGATGCCGGTGTGGTCGTAGGGCAGCACATCGTGGATGTGGCCACTGCCGCCCTGCGTCATGGCTGTCAGCGCATGGCCGCACCTCTGCCACAACTGCACGATCCTCCAGTTCTTCGCCCGGTAGATCCGTACGATCCGCTCGGCTTCGTTCAGGTCCACGTTGACGCTGATGCCCGCCTGTCCGATCTCCAGTGTACGTTGCAGCTTGGCTGCACCCATGCCGTAGCCCAGCCCGAGGATGCAGGTCTTGCCTACAAACCTTTCAACTTTGTCAGCCTTGGTGATCTTGCGACCGTAGACCTCAGTGGCGAACTCGGAGTACACATCCCGCTTGTCCCTGAACGCCTCGACCAGATCGTCCTGCCCTGCGATGTAGGCCACCATGCGGGCCTCAATCTGGGAGGAGTCGGATGCGATCAGCACGTGCCCTTCTTGTGCCTTCAGGCTGCGTCGTATCGCGTTGCTGCCACCTCGGGCAGGCAGGTTCTGCAGGTTCAACTTGTCCCCGCCTGAGAACCGCCCGGTGTGCGCACCGTAGTAGTTCAGCATGATGGGCAGCTTGCCCCGGCTAGCCACACCGATCAGTGCCTCGGTGCGTGTCTCCTCGATGGTGGACTTGACCCCCAGCCGGGTGGCCACCAGTGCCTGCACACTTGCGTCAGGATGTTCGAGCAGTTCCTCCATGCCCTTGTCGGTCTTGGCGAACGCCCACGTCGTCTTGCCCGTAGTCTTGCTGGTCTTGATCGGCGGCTCGACGCCTAGGTTCTGGAGCGCCGTGGCGAACTTGGCGTTGGACATGATGTCCTCGATGCCCACGCTCACGTTGTTCAGCAGTGTCGCCTTGCGGGCACGCACATCCTGAAGATGTTGCTCCAACAGTGGCACGTCGAGTTCGATCACCGGCTCGGTGTACATGCGCAGCGTCTGGTCGATCACCATCAACTCGCTGGCCGGGAACCCACGCTTGAGCTTGTCGAACAACTGCCGGGTCAGGTCCACGTCGTTGATGCAGTACATCCCGTAGCGACCGATCTCCTCGGCGGTGAAGTCAGCACGCCGCTTGCCCATGGCAGCGACCACCTCGTCGCCCTTCTGACCCAGCCCGTAGAACGCAGCCAGCTTGGCAAGCGAGCCACCCACAGTAAGTTGGTGGAAGGGGCGAGCCATGCTCAGGGTATCCAGCCACAGCTTGGGACGGATGCCGAAGTGCCACGACAGGATCGCACCATCGAACGCTGTGTTGTGGCATAGGATCGCCTTGTCGGTGTAGTCCAGCGAGCGAAGGAACCGGCCGGGGTTGGCCCCGGTGTACCAGTCAGTCGGGTGGTTGTTGATCTTCACACCCACACCGATCACCTCGAACCTCGGGTCACGGACGTACGCCTCGGTGGTCATCTTCGATAGGCTGTACTCACGGTCGTAGTACGTCTCGAAGTCGATGGTCACGATGTCCATCACTCCACTCCTCGTTGTGGTTTCTTGAACCCGGACACGTTGCGCCGGTCAGCACATGGCTGGCAGGTGTTCTGTATGCGTCCGTTCGATGCGCGGATCCGCACTACTGCCAGTGCCTTGGTGCACCGCTGGCATATCGTGTTGGGCTTCGCGGGTACGGGGTCGGTCATTGTGTAGTCCTAGTATCAGCTTGCGCTTCTTGGCACGGCTACGTGCCTGCCGCTCGGCGGCAGTGAACTTGTGGCGTGGCTTGTTCTTGCCATGCCCCAACTTGTAAACAGGTGTCGTGTCCCGCCCCAGTGCATCCGCTTCCCATGCACAGACATGCACCACCTTGTGCTTCTTCAGCGTACGCATCAGGCTCTGGGCAGTGACCACGTGCATGCCCGTCTCCTCGGCCGCATCGTATGCCGTGATGGGATCGTCGAGCAGCATGCGGAACACCCGAGCATAGGTGTCTTGGTTGACCTTGTACACGGCTACATCGTCTCCTTCAGGGCGGCGCGGGCTTTCTTGAGCGCGTCCTGTGCAGTCGGGTGATCGTCGCGGTCATAGACGCCGAGCATTGCTATCAGTGCCTCCCGCAGCCTCTCGACCTCTGCAAACATCGCATCGACCTTCGCTGTCTGGCTGGCTTCGCAGTACAGGGTCAGCGTGTGATCGCGGTCGAGGGCGATATCCGCCACCATCATGCCGTGGCCCCACGATGTGCGGTCTGGGGCATCGCTCCACTTGATCGGCTCGGTCATTTCATCCCTCCTGTACGTTGCTGAGTCTTTCTTTAAGCCACGCGGGCTTCTTGGGCAGCGGTGCCCATGCGATACACCAGCGGTGGTCGTAATGACCAAAGACCGCAATGCCGCTCGGGTTCATCAACAGTAACTTCGTGCCCAGCGGGGGTGAATCAACTGCTGGGTCACGCCACTCGGTTTCGCCTGCAAGGTAGCGGTCAGTCATCACTCTCTCCCCTTCAGTCGGCGGGCTGCCTCGACCCGCTCCCAGTCCTGCATGCAGTCGGCATCACAGAAGCGCCGACTTCCCTCAACATGTTCCGAGCAGAAGTAGCACGTACCCACGGCGGGTAGCGTGGCATGCCTGCGCTTCAGGGCCGAAGCCAATGCCTGTTGCTGGGTCAGATCGGCTGCGTCTGCATCATCCATGCTCGTCCTCCTGTAGCACTTCAAGAAGTTTCTGAATGTAATGCTGTCCCTTGGCCACCTCGGTTGCAGCCTCGTCCTTGTTACCCATCCGTAGCAGGTACTTGATCGCATTGCCCCGGTAGAACCCGATGCGCTGCTCCCTTGGCCACGTATCCACTACGTCCCACGGTTCCACGCCCATCATCTTGTAGTGATCTCCACCCACCTGTCTGCTGCGGGCAGATGCTGGCTTCTGTTTGATCATGCTGTGTCCTCTCAGAACGGAGCGGGCTCGTCGTCTTCACTCTCGGCTGCCACATCGTACTTGCCCACCTTTGCTAGTTCCTTTGGGTTGACCCGAGTGAATGGCCACCTCGGGTATGGATCGGTATGTTTCCATGACGCGTCGTAGTTTACCCAGCTTGGTAACGTGTCAGGTTGCTTCATCGAACACCCCGAACTTGGCCCGTAGCTGCACGCTCCTCGCTGTCAGCACACCATCAACAGCCAGCAACACGTTCTCAACTGTCGGCTGTCGGCGGGGGCTCATGAACGTAACCTCGGCGGTTTTGACGAAGCCCACCAGCAATTCAGGTGGGAACTCGTTGTCACGCATGGACGTGTACAGCAGCGTGATCCACCGATCATGCGCCCACTGTGGTGCGTCCCATACCGACTGACCTCCACGTTCCTCTGCCACCTGCTTGCACAGGGTATCCAGCACCCCGAGCTTGGCACGTACCTTGACACCGTACTTGAACCGGCGCAAGGCACGTAGCCACTCAAGACGACGTGCCTTGTTTACCGTCATACGCCCAGCTTGGCTGCGGTGGACAGCGCGGTGAGCTTGTTGAGATCCACGTCCAGTTCAACCTCCCGCTTGGTACGCTCGGCCACCTGCCGGTGCCGGTCCTTCACATCCTCGGGGATCAGATCCCACAGTGGGGGCCATGCCTTGAGCGCCGGAGCCAGCGTGGTGTAGGCGTTGATCACCTTGTTCACTGCATCGACGAACTCATTCCGCCGCTCCTCGGCTGTCCGAACTCGGTGAACGTATGCATCCACCTCGGCCTTCAGTTCCTGCCAGTCAGGATGCTCAGTAAGGGTCACCTCGTCCCGGTACTGGACCTTCTTTGCGAACTTGTCGGTAGCCCACATCACCATAGGCCACGGGCGTGGACCACCCAGTCCGAACTCCAGCGAACACTGCGTCATGCCGACACCCACCACGATGATGTTCTCGCGGTAGTTCAGCCACCCCTTGGGCACTTGGTTGAGGATGGGGAGCACATCGCTGAACATGATGTCGTAGATGCGCGGACCCCACGTTGCTGCATCGGGCCTGCTCTCCTTGGCCCGCTTGATGGCGGGCTCCATCTTCGCCCTTGCGTTGGCGCGGATCTGGTCTTGCAGGGCGCTGCTGAAACGAACGGTTGCCATGTCAATCTCCTGTATGTTGTAGCTTGGAACCCACTCCGATGCGGTGCTTGGCACACATCACCTGCACCGCTTCCTTCACCGTGCTGAACTGCTGCCAACTACCGGTACCCAACCCATGCCTATCGACCATCCGACCTGAGTACGTAGCAGCATGTGTGTAGATGTCATACTGCTTGGTTAGCTGGAAGGCAGGAGTGACGTAGTGCTGTACCAACACCGACCACTCACTACCCATGAGGTTGTGTCCTGTCCGCACTGCCTGCTTGGCAGACTTACCGATGCGGTACGGCTCCGGTAGCTGGAGTGTCACATCAACACCACTTCACCGAACGGTGCCGTGCCCTTCTCGGTGGACACCCACAGTACCGGGGCATCGGGCTGCTGCCCGAAGCTGCTGCAGCACAGGTCAGTCAGGAACACGATGGCGACCGGCTCGATGCCCAGTTCCACGATCTTGTCCATCACCGGAGCGAAGTCGGTACCGCCACCGCCGTGGGGCTTGATGTCCAGTTCATCATCGGGTCCGTAGGATTCGACGTGGCTAACCTCACTGTCGAAGTACAGCACGTGTATACGAGCAGGAGCCAGATCATCCTTGACAACGCGGATCTCCGAAGCGAACTGATTGATCGTGTGCTGGTCGATTGAACCCGAACAGTCCACGGCGAACACCACCTCACCCATCGCCTCACCGCTGACGGTGGGCAGGTAGATGCCTTGCGGCAGGAAGCGGCGGTTGAACCGGGCGAAGGATCGCTGGTCGGTACGTGCCTTGACGAGGAAGCGTTGCATCACCTCACGCCAGTCGACCTTGGGTTGCAGCACCTCATCGACAAGACGTTTCAGGTTGGCTGACAGCTTGCCCATCATCTTGGCTGCCTGTGCAGCCTGAGCGACCTTGACCTTCCACTCGGCCTGCTCCTGAGCCTGCTCGGCAGGGCTGCCCTCGCCGTCCTCGCAGTTGTCCATCGGCCCACTGCCATCACCGCCGTCGTCGTTCATCTCCGGCAGGATGTTGTAGATACCCTCGCTGGTGCCGCCACCCGCTTGGTAGATCGCTGCGTTGTGCAGCCCGACCTTGGGCATCTTGCCGATACCCTCATCGACCAACAACTTGTTGATCACGTAGTCGGCAGCATGGTTCCACCGCTTGTGTTGCCGCTCACCACGTCGGTAGTTGTGTTCCATCATGGGATGGAAGCACTCATGGGCGACGAGGAACTTCAACTCCTCGTCGTTCAACTCGCTGACGAAGTGCGGGTTGAACAGCACCCGCTTGCCATTGGTGGCTGCCGTGGGGATGCTGTAGTCGAGGCTGAACGGCATGTTCAGCGCCACGGTGCCGACGAACGGATGCTCCAGCACCAGTCCAGTCTTCGCCTTGGACAGCCGGGTCATCAGCCTCTTGGTTTCCGCCTCGGAAAGGGGCGGTTGCTGCGGTGCAACGGTAGTCATATTGCCTCCTGTCACGACATCCTGAGAACTTCGACGTGTTGTGCGTCAACGTTGATGTGGGTAGAGGCTGACCTCCTACCCCAGTGGTGGCACGTCCATGCTGCGATGGCACCACGCAGTCGGACGAGATCGAACTCACCGACCGGGATAACCGCCACGTCACCGACATCCATCCCGATGATGAACGGCTGGAAGTAGTTGCTCAGTGCGTGCACCGGGTAGAAGCTGCCGCTACGCTTCTTGGGTGCAGCCACCTCCAGCACACCGAACTCCTGCCCCTCGGGGGTGATGATCTTGTACTGCACACCCCACTTGTCCATCATTGCTGCCCACTGCTGGATACTCCGCATCTGTATGTCGTGCATCACTGCATACCTCCCATGAAGATGGACATCTTGTCCATGATTGCCTTCGCTTCAGCCGCAGTGTCACGGCGAAGGTCGGGGTCGTTGCGCAACGCCTCGGGATGCTTGATGAGGGCTGCTTCCACCTGCTGTCGCATCGCCTCCAGATTCGGATCGTCGGCGAAGTTAAGCCTCGGCAACAGGGCACAGATCTCCCGTGCGTTCTCGATCATCGAGTCACGGAAGATGGCTTTCGGATCGGCCAGCTTCTCGGCCATGTGCTGCACTCGGTCAAACAGTCGCTGCCATACGTCACGCAGCGCCGTCTGCTCGGCGTCCTTCACCCTACGCTCAACATCCTGCTGGATGCGAGACAGTTCCTCGGATCCGATCGCCACTCGGAAGTCCGTGCTGGGTACAGGGAACACAGCCATGTCCATCTTGAACTTGCGCTGCACATCGTAGGCTGACGGGTAGTCTGCCGGGTCGTACAGTTGACCCAGCACTCGCTGTGCGTCGTACTTCAACGCATCGTAGCTATCGACGAACGCCGTGACCAGCGACTCCCACTCACCCTTCTCCCTGCGGAACTCGTTCATGAACTGCAGGTAGTTGCTGGTGGGCAGCATCTGGGTACCGTCGATACCCCACGGCAACGTGTTGTCGTAGTACTTGGCACGGATGAGCGTCGACTTCTTGTGCACGTTGTCGAGCAGGCTGTTCATCGGCAGCAGTGCCTTGTTGTACCTGCCCTGATCCACGAAGTTGTGGAACGTGTCGGCCACCTGCCGGGTGGCCTTCTTGTCGTACTTGCGTGCAGTCCACTGGCTGATGGACAACTGCACAAGCAATGCCCGGTCATTCAGATTCATTCTGTCACTCCTGAATATGTTGTGTTGGGGTTAGAACAGCACGTCCTGATGCTTGATCGACCACTTCGTAAACGCCCCGGTGTTGGCCAGATCGGGGTTGCGACGGCAGGCATAGCTCACGGTCAGCACGCTGAACTCCGGTGCCATGCGTTCGCAGTACGTCGTCACCCTGTCGAAGTTCGCCTCGGTGGCACGCTGGGAGATCGCACCAGACAGGGCATACAACGTTGCCGGATCCGTCGGCACATCTGCCGTAGTCGGGTTGAGCAGGATCGCATCGGGGTTGGGCAGCTTGCGGAAGATGCGAACGAAGCCCACGAACTCGGCTGCTGCACCCTCACCGACCGCACCCTTGAAGCTCTCGAACTCAGCCTCGGAGGGGACCACACCCAGCAGGTCGGACACACCCTCCACCCAGCTACGGGGCGTGGGGTTCTGCTGACGCTGCGGGTCGTAGTCGTGCAACAAGTTGGGACGGAAGCGGATGAAGCTGATCACCTCGGGCTTGACGTTGTTGTCGATGGCCCATGAGGTCCAGTCATCGAGGTGCGTCTCAAGCTCGTAAGTGTTCTCCCGGTTGCTGAGATGACCCAGCACACGGTTGGCACCAGCCCTGTCCGACTGCCGGTTACCCGTACTGACCACCATCCACCCCTCGGGCATCGGCGTGCCGTGCAGGTTGCGAGCTTGGCAGATATTGGCCAGAACCTTCTGCAGGTCGGTGCTGGCTTGGTTGCGGTCATCGAAGCACAGGATGCCACGCTCCGGTGCCTTGCCCTTGACGGGGAACCACTCGGGCAGCTTGTACTGCAACGTGTCATCCCCACTGGGGTACAGCACGCCGAAGTCCTCGACCAGCATCGTCGGCATGTGCCGCTCGATGTACGGCACATCCAACTCCTGTGCAACTTGCTGCACGATGGTGGTCTTGCCACCGCCGGGCGGGCCTTCGATGCAGACCGTACGCCGGATGGGGAACAGCGACTTCAGGGTCTCCTTCATCAACGTCGAACGCATGGTTACACGCCTTTGTAGTTGCGGTTGTCAGGGCCACGGGAGACGACGACGCCCCCCAGTTGGTCACGCTGCTGCTTCGCAGCAGGCTTGGATCCGAAGTACATCGGATGCCCGTCCGCACCGTTGACGATGGATCCACCTTTGCCGTGCCGCAGCACGAACAGACGCTTCATGGTTGCTGTCATTTCACTTCCTCTGATTGGTATTGGGGATGAACACACACTCGTACTGATGCCGCACCCCGTAGGCATCGACGTAAGACTCACCACAGCCTGCTGCCCACTCGATGAGCAGCACGGCGAATACCGCAGCGAACACGGCACAGAACACCACCTCGGCGAGGAACTTCATTGCCCCTCCGCTATTTCGAGCATCACAGGCTCAGCCCACAGCCACTGCCCTTGATACATATGCTCGGCATCCTGCTCCAGCACCATCTCCTTGGCGTGCTGAAGGGATCGAGCCGATACAGCCACGGTCACCTGCTTGACGATGGTTGCGTAGTACAGCTTGTGGTCGCTCACTTGACCAGTCCCCCCTTGTTGTTGATCCCCTTGAGATCTGCTATGTCAGTGCACAGGAAGTAGTTGCTCTTGTGCATAGGCACCACGGTGCGCTTCACAGCACGTGCCAACTTCTCCCCACAAGCCATGCAGGTGGGTCGTGGAACCTTGGCACGATGCGGCTCAACCCTGACTGCGTAGCAGCAGGTACAGATGGGCAGGTAGTCCTCGTTCATCACAGTCCCCCCGTGCTGTGGGTCACCTGCTGACCACCACGTTCGACCAGAATCACGGTCACGTCATAGGACCGACGTGCCTTGAACATGGCCACAGCCTTCTGCTGTGCCTCGTAGCTGGACGAGGCATGCACCTCGACCTGCTTGCCCTTGTAGAACGCGATGTAGCCGTTCATGCCGCCACCCCCATCCGTTGACGGACCAGTGCATCGAAGCCGAAGTGATCCAGAACCTTCATCTGGTCAACGGACAACTTCACCGTGTCGCAGTGGGGATGGCACTGGGTGTGGTGCTTGCTGGTGGTCACACCGTACTTGTTGGCGTTCTCGTACCACAAGTCATGGACATGGATGAACAGCGGCCAGTGGTAGCCGTAGCTGTAGACGATGTACATGTCATCCACTGCCCGGTGAACCGCGAACAGGTTGGAGCCGTCGAACTCCTTGCAGGACTGCACGTACTTACGTGCATCCCGGTTGGCTATCTTCACAGTTGCCTCCGATAGTCGGTATCGATGCGACAGTGCATCTCGAAGGGCAGCGATGTGCTGCCGCCCTTGAAGCTGGACTGTCAGTCCGGCTGCTCCACATCACGGCAGTGCTGCTCGAACTCAGCAGCCACCTCAGCATCGCTCTGGTACTTCAGCCCAGTGCCGGGATCGATCAGACCGAGCAACGACTCACAGGGGTAGGACATGTACATCGACTCAGCCACCATGAGGAACTCGTCAATCGTCAGGATGCCGCTGAGATACTGGGAGATGTTCTCCCGGAGAACCTTGTCCATCTTGTCGATGGACTCCTGAGTGAGGGGGGTATCGAACTCGGCCATGTCTGCTCCTACTTGGTAGTGATACGAGCCGAGTAACCGGCATCGACCAGCATGTTGAGGAAAGTGACAGCGGCACTGTCACGTTTGTACCACCTCATGTAGACGGTGTCGTGTTCCTGCCACTTCACTACGTAGTGAAGTGACTCCTGCTTACGATGCTTCCGCTGACCGTACACTTTCGTTGATTGAGCCATGTCAATCTCCAGTGGTAGGGATGATGAAGGGGAGCCGAAGCTCCCCAGTGGATGGCTGGTCTACGCCAGCTTGATGACCGTCACCTTGCCCGGCTTCTGGGAGTCCGGAAGGGCAGGCATCAGTGCCAAGTAAGGGCTGTTCTCATAACTGTACATCAGCACCGGCACAGTGCCCTTGGGGTCCGGCTTGAACGTCTTGACCGGAGCCTTCATCTTCTTACCGAAGGCCAGCATGGTTTCGTACAGTTCGACCACGTTGTCGGTGTTGAACTTCCCCTCGGGATCGGCCTTGACGGTGATCTCCTTCTTGGTGTTGAGGACGACACTAACGTTACCCTTGTAAATCTTTGCCATGATAGGCTCCTTACAGGTTGTATAGAGAGGTGAAAGCCCGGCAGATCGCCGGACCCCCAGTCTCGCCCAGCCGGGCCGCGGTGTCAAGTTCCCGGCCCGCCGCCGGGCCGCCGCCGCCATAAAGGCGTAAACAATCTATATTTTACATGTAAACAATCTACGTTTGGATCGTAGAATAGATCACAAATAGATCGTGCAAGTCGTTGATTTATAAGGATGTTGCGTTGCACAATCTATTTGATCTACGTTTTTGGAAGTAATGTCGCACTCCGGAGAGTGAAAGACCCTACAGTTTAGTCGGGTATTCCGCGCGGTGGTGGGAACATTATAGCTAAAAACATGGATTATCTATATCATATAGATTGTTTACAGAGTAAGCTTAGCTCTCTCTCTCTGGCAAGTGGCTGATTCCCCTCATCTTTTTAGAACTTTACATGTAAACAAGTGTCAAGTTACGCGATCTAAATTCCGAAAATCGTGCTGTGTTTAAGTTTACATGTATTGACGTAAACTTAGATTGTGTCAGCTTATACACTTCTAGCCATCAACTTGACGATTTCCCTTTACAGCGCCGTGTAATGCGCGCTTAGAGGGGCAAGCCATGACCCCCCGACGTATAGTCATCTACAATTTTACAAATACGCAGGCAAAAGAAAAGCCCGCTCACCTTGCGGTGGCGGGCTGTGGTCAGAGGCTCAGCAGGATCACTACGTACGCCCAGAGGATGGGCAGTCCGAGGACCAGTCCGATGGTCACCTTGATCCAGTCGGGAACCCGGCGAACCGGGCGGTGGTTCTTGTAGTCGTTCATCATTGTCTCCTAGGCAATCATCGTAGCTACGAAGGTATTCACTGCAACGAAGATCGCGGTGAGGATGGCGATCACAGTCGAGTCGTTCATCTCATTCTCCAAGTAAGGGGGGAAACCCGGCCCTTGCGGGCCGGGCTCCGGGTTGCTGGTCTTACGCCAGCTTGGTCACTCGGGCCTTCACCTTCGAGTCGGGCCGCGTCGGCATCAACGCCATGTACGGGCTGTTTTCGTAGGTGTACAGCAGGACCGGGTTTTTGCCGCCGAGTTTGTCGAACACCTTGACCGGCGCTTTGTGCTTCTTGCCGAGTTCCTGCATCTTCGCCCAGCACTCGCCGACGTTATCCGCCGACCAAGTTCCTTCGGGATCGGCCTTGACCGTGATCTCCCGTTTGGTGTTCAGGACGATGGAGACGTTACCCGTGTACAGCTTAGCCATTGCAATACTCCTCGAATCTGCCCACCCTCCACGACGGGATGTCGCTTCACGTGATGGGCATTCAGGAGGGGTCTGCGTTGTTAAAGAGCGGTGCTGCATCCGACAAATCCAGACTACCCAAAGTAGACACAGCTGTCAAGTTCCCTAGGCGCAGCCGCTCGCGCCGTGCTCGGTCGCTCGCGCTTCGCGGTCGCTCGCGCGCTGGTTCGAAGTTCGAGGTGGGGGTACATGGACTGGCCGAAGCAAAGCCCCCCCACGTTGTAGGGAACCCCACATAGCGCAGCCCAAAAATAGGACGTGTAAAGTTTCACCCCCCTTGACACCCCCGCATAGCTCCCCTACGCTGCGCGCATGGACAACCTGCCCCTGAACCACACCAAGTGGAACGACCGGCTGGC